AAATATCTTACACAAATGCTTGAAGAGATTAACAAAGATCCAAAGAGCATTGCTACCTACAAAGATGACTTTTTGCTAAAGGTTATGTTTGCCCATGCATTCTTGCCCAACTACAAAATGGACTTACCAGAAGGTGACCCACCATTTAAACCTGCAGCTGAACCTATGGGTATGACTCCAACTAATCTATTCTCAGAAGCCAGACGCATGTATGTCTTTTGTAGAAAAGATTTGAAACCTTTGAAGAGAGAATCTCTTTTCATCTCACTTCTTGAGGGTGTTCACCCAGAAGAAGCCAAGGTGCTGATTGCAGTCAAAGACCAGAAGTTACATAAGATGTATCCCAAGATTACTTGGAAGCTGGTATCTGATGCAGGTATTATTCCTGCGAAAGCCAAAGACGAAAAGAAAGTTGTTGACCAACCTGAGTGATTAGGGTATAATTATTGTTATGGAAAAACCCAGTGGTGAATTCTTTGCAAGACTTGGACAATACGTATACAAATACGTAGATGAAAATGGAAACTTGCTTTACGTTGGAAAGGGTAATGGAGATCGTTGCCTTTCCCATCTCAAAAGCAAGAAGTATAAAATGGAGAACTGCTCTATTGTTGCACGCAACTTAGAGAAGTTTGAAGAAAAGAAAGACTGGCAGTCTTTTTTGTTAGAGTCTTATCTGATCGCCACTGAATCGCCAGAACAGAATTCTGTTTCTGGTCACTACAAGGAGTGTTTTGTTATGGCTAGTTTGTCTGACTTGTTTTCTGATTTTAAAGCAGAGCAGTACGATAACTTTGAAACCTTACCGCAATGGTACATCGAAAACTACGATACATTTCGTGGGCGCATTCGAGAGATTAAAATCAACTCAACAACCACGTTCATGCTTAGCAACGCACGCAATGCGATCTACATGATGTGGTATTGGTCACCTAACGAAGAACAAGTCAAGGTTACTTTCGAGATCAACCAAGATCGTGAGCGTATGCTACAAACTCAAGAGAAGTTGATTGGTCTGCTGGCGTCCAAGGGATATGAAACATTCCCTGATGGAAAAGAATCTAAGGTTGCCATCAATGTACAAAACATCCATGATGTGATTGAACTTTTTGCTGATTTCTGGAAATAAGGAGATATATTATGCCTAATTGGTGCGACAATTCCGTAACACTCAAGCACGAAGATAAGTCTAAGATTGACGCACTTGCTGCTGTCCTCGAAGACAAAGAAAACCAACAAGTGTTTAACCATCTGCGACCTAATCCTGCTGGTGAGTGGGATTATAACTGGTCTGTGGAAAACTGGGGCACCAAGTGGGATGCTGGTATCATTGATTGGGAACGACAAGATGACAACACCATCTGGATCTCTTTTGATTCAGCATGGTCTCCTCCAACTACTCTGTATGAGTATCTGGTTGAAGAAGGTTGGAATGTAGAAGCGTACTATCATGAATCTGGTATGTGCTTCTGTGGTATGTTTACCAACGAAGATGGTGACAGCTACTATCAATATGATTTGACTGATCCAGATTTTACCGATACACTTCCGACAGAACTGATTGAGTTTGCTAATCTCGAAGAAGCGCATCGTGATTGGATGTTGAATAACTTAGAAGAAGAATGGTGTGATGCAGAAAGAACTGATTGGTTCTCTGTTAAGGTTAAACCAGCAAGAGATGGTTGGTACGAAATCACAACAAAGGGTTGGGATTGGCCACAGTTTTGTCAATTTAAAAATGGCAGTTGGGATTCATACAACGAAGTTGTCAAGTGGCGTGGACTATCAGAAGATCCTAGCTGGGATCCTATCAAAGCACTAGACGAAATTCAATTTAAGAACGATGTGGAATAAAAGTATTGATGTTCACTGGGTTCCAATCGCTGGTAAAACAGCGTATGACATGAGAAGGCTCAGCACAGTTTCTGACATGCTTTGGTTTGAGCCAGAGCCTGTGCTGAAACATATTGTGCAAGAGCGAGACAAGCATGTGGCATATCTAAAGTGTCCTGCATTCACAGATGTGTACAAGAATGTCTTTATGGTCAGAAGCCCAATGGACATAACTCTTTCTGTTGTCAGAGATGATAAGGGTAACTGTATTATACGAGAGCATAGTCAGTCGCCTGAGTTCTTTAATGATTTTATCATGCACAGAACATCTCAAAACTCTAGATTCCCTATGGCTTCTATTTCCATAGGCTATCTGTTGTACTCAGAAAAGTCTGTAGAATTAGAAGTCATGCATCCTACTTTGTCATCTCATATCAGCACTGGTATGCGTGGTATTAGTTTGATTTATGGTAAGTTTGATATATCAAAATGGATTCGTCCTCTAGAATTTGCATTTGAGATTCATGATGACACTGATCGCATAGAGATCAAACGTGGTGACCCTCTTTATTATTTTAGGTTGCACACTGACAAGAAAGTTAATTTCGTCAGGAAAGATATAAACTCGACAGAGCCAATCTTTAAAATCATTGAATCGTCACTGAGTGTTAAATCTTATATCAATGGTAACAGTCTGGAACAGAACTATAAGTTAGCAGAGCCATTGTTGAAGAGAAGTAGAGATAAATTGTTCGGTAAAAAATGTCCGTTTGGATTTGGTAAATGAAACAGAAATGGGTTGATGCTTTTATGGATACAGCTGAGAGATTTGCTCAGTTGTCTAGCGCTGTGCGATTGAAGGTTGGTGCGGTAGTTGTACAAGACAATCGTATCATCTCTATTGGCTACAATGGTATGCCATCTGGCTGGACCAATCAATGTGAAGAAGTTGTTACACCAACACTTCCATATTTACAAGGTGATGAACCAATACTGAAAACGAAAGACGAGGTAATTCATGCTGAAGCAAATGCTATATCGAAACTTGCACGTGATGGTGAACGAGGCTTGGGTGCCGATTTATTCTGTACTCATGCTCCTTGCATTCAGTGCGCTAAACTAATCTATGGTGCAGGTATCAAGAAAGTCTACTATCGTGAATCCTACAGAAACACTGATGGGATAGATTTTCTATCCAAGTGCTCTATCGAAGTGGAACGTGTGCAAAATGTATAACGATTACAATCTATTCCCTACACTGGTTTGTGTTTACGACTCTGTCTTTTTGGAAGATACAGAAAAGATCTATCCAATCATTAAACAAGCAGAAACCAGTGATCAAGTAGAGTACTGCAATTTAGATATGGGTGGACCATCTGTGACATCTTATTCCACAGGTTCATTTATAGACACCTTGCCTGATGATATCAAGTTGCCACTGGTGTACAAGCTGCAACACTGTATTGATGACTACTGCTTGAAACAAGGAGAACAGAATCTAGGTATCTCCAACAGCTGGTTTAACATTCAATATGAATGCAGTGCGTTGCGTGAGCATGCTCATCCTGGAAGTATCATCTCTGGTGCACTGTATGTCAAAGCAGGTTTGGGTAGTGCGAATCTAAGATTCAAGAACATCAACCCATACGCTATGCTATCGCATCGTGTTCGTGAGACTGATTACAACTGTTCTTACGAAGAGTTCGAGCCAAAGGATGGGACGTTGGTTCTGTTCCCTAGTTGGCTACCACACTCTACTGTAGAGAACAAGTGTAAGGAAAGAGTCGTGATTAGCTTTAACACATATCTTGCAAAAAATAATTGACAAAAAGTCACTTTTGAAGTAAAATTCGTTATAAATAGATGTAGTGAATGGGATAACCCTACAACCTGTAAGGTCTTTCCAGAAACTACTTGACAAATAACCAAACTTAGGACATAATTCTTTCTACTATGAAAAACTGTATATCCAGATCGATGAACAAACATCTCCCATTAGTAAATAATGGCTGGACAGGCTCACGCCCACAGTTTACATATGCGATTGAAAGCGATGCTGGGGGTTTTGGCAAGTAAGACTTAGAGTAAAGTATACTTACCAAAACCCTCGATGTAAAAATCGAGGGTTTTTTGTTTTAGGGTGTTGACTTTTTATCCATCGTGATGTAGAATTCATACCCGCTGTTGAAAAACAGTTACGATCTTTAAAAATTCGGGACTTTGTTTTAAATGGAAGCCAGTGAAGGTTCGCTGGTAATTGGCTTCCATATGTTGGGGATTGGTGTAGTGGTAGCACACGTGACTTTGACTCACGTAGTATAGGTTCGATACCTGTATCCCCTGCCAAACAAAAGCATACTAGCAGCGTCGCACTGTTAGACAGATTCAGGTTGAATTCCTGATAGTGTGTTTTTGTTTGGTAACATGTTCAAGGAGAACGACAATGAAAGCTAGTAAAAGCTAGTGTCGCTCAGATCCCCCGTATGGTCTGAGTTGGCACGTAAAATCAAAACAATACGTACAACCACTCGTGGCGTCAATGGTAGCGTACATGACTCTTAATCATCGAGGTCTGAGTTCGAATCTCAGCGAGTGGACCATATGGGGGTATAACTTAACGGCTAAAGTAGTAGGCTTTTAACCTATTAATCAGAGTTCGATTCTCTGTGCCCCTACCATATAAAAACATACTGAACGCCACACTCTGGCGGTCTAGCGTCAACTAGGCGATGCGGCATTTGACGGTGTTGCAGATTTAGTATGTTTCTATATGGTATATGGAGATGTTAGTTTAGTGGTAAAACCACGGGTTGTGATTCCGTTATCACGAGTTCAATTCTCGTACATCTCCCCAAATATTATTGCCGATATAGCTCAGTTGGTAGAGCAGCAGACTGAAAATCTGTGTGTCCGTGGTTCAATTCCACGTATCGGCACCAAGTTTTATACTCGGTTAGCTCAAAGGTAGAGCACTCGACTGATAATCGAGAGACACAGGATCGTTACCTGTACTGAGTACCATAATGGGGGATTAGTGCTAATGGGAACACATCTGTTTTGCACGCAGAAGTTAGGAGTTCGATTCTCCTATCCTCCACCATATTTTGCCTCGGTGACGGAATTGGTATACGTGTTGGTCTTAGAAACCAAATTTTAGGGGTTCGACTCCCCTCTGAGGCACCAAGTTTTAGAATCGGTTCAGCAACAAAAAAGCATCAAACTTGTAATTTGAAAACGCAAAAAAACGATTCTGTTGTATTTTAGGTGATGTAGCTTAGTAGGTAGAGCAATTGCTTCATACGCATTAGGTCAGTGGTTCGATCCCACTCATCACCACCAAGTTTTAGGATTCATTCAGCAAATAAAATAACTTTACTTGAAATAAAGCAAAAAGCGAATCCTGTTGTTTAATGGAGAGTAATGCAGGTGCGTTGGTGCGCCGACCAGCCTTGAAAACTGGGTTCTCAGAAATGGGATGGGGTTCGACTCCTCTGCTCTCCGCCATATTACCCGATTGGTGAAATGAATATCACACAGTGCTACGAACGCTGGGTTGGGAGTTTGATTCTCTCATTGGGTGCCAAGTTTAGGATACTTGCAGCAAAAATAACTTCGCCTTCTAAGCGAGAGGTTACAGGTTCGAATCCTGTTTCACGCTTCATGCGTGAATAGCACAATTGGTAGTGCGCTAAAAAGAGTATCCTGTTGTTTTTAAAAAGGAGTTGTATATGCCAAGTGTATTTTTAGTAAGTGATACGCACTTTGGTCACACTGGCGTGTGCAAGTTCATGCGTGACGATGGTGTGACAAAGTTACGCCCATGGGATAGTCCAGAAGAAATGGACGAACACATGGTAAAGGTTTGGAACGAAACCGTAAAGCCAACTGATAAAGTTTATCACTTGGGTGATGTTGTGATTAACAGAAAGTCTTTGTCAATCATGCATCGCTTGAATGGTGATAAAGTTTTGATCAAGGGAAACCACGACATCTTTAAGTTAGAGGATTACACTCAACACTTTAGAGACATTCGTGCTTACCATGTGATGAATGGATTAATCCTTTCACACATCCCTGTTCATGAAAGTAACTTGTATCGTTTTGGTGCAAACATTCATGGTCATACTCATAGCAACAGAGTTATGATGACTGACAAGTATGGTGTTACTAAGATTGATCCAAGGTATCTCTGCGTATGCGTTGAACAAACAGACTTCAGACCCATCTTGTTTGAAGACGCATTAGAGAGAATCAAGGAACAGGGTGGTGTTGTTGGTTTCAAGAAATAATGGAGAGTGGGCAGGATGGTAATGCAGCAGATTGCTAATCTGTCATCGTAGTGATACGGTGAGTGGGTTCGATTCCCACACTCTCCGCCAATTATACATAAGTAGATAACAAAGGAGATACTTATGAGAATGGATGTTGATCATAGAGTTGTTGGACAAATACCAATGACACTGATTTACGATATGTTAGATGCTATTAGTCCAGAAGATTGGTTCGCTAGTGATTATCGTCAGGCTGTTGGTAATATGGATAATTGTAATTCAATTCCTATTCACCACACGCCACTTTGCGCTGTCGCAGATTGCGACGGTAAAGCCATCAAAAGCATTCGCAAAGAAAAACTGTACGATAAATTTTATCCACTGTTAGAGCCAATACTTGATGAGTTGCGAAAGCATTACAAGTTCAATCAATACGCTGCATTCATGGCAAGGTTACATCCAGGTGGAGTGATTGGTGAACATAGAGACAGAGGAAGTTTTTTGGAAACGTGCCATCGTGTACATGTTCCATTAAAGTCCAACCCAAAAGTTAGATATGTCATTGATGGACAATCTTACTATTGGGAGCCTGGAAACATATACGAATTTGATAACACAAGAGTACATGGAGTCTATAACGATTCAGAAGATTTCAGAATACACTTGGTTATTAATTTGTACGATTTAGAGTAAAAGTTGCTCCTGTAGTTTAATGGTAAAACACCTGCCTTATACGCAGTTCCGTCGCCAGATTAGCGAGCGATCTTGGTTCGAATCCAAGTGGGAGCACCAAAATACTTGTTGACTTGCAATGTTAGTTGCGGTATAATAATGTTTCTTTGCGGGTGTGGTGGAATGGTAGACACAGGAGACTTAAAATCTCCCGCCTAGTGCGTGTCGGTTCGACTCCGACCACCCGTACCATTTTTGTCTCGTTAGCTCAGTTGGATAGAGCAACAACCTTCTAAGTTGTGGGTCAGGAGTTCGAATCTCTTACGAGACGCCAAGATGATGGGCTGATAGCTTAATGGTAAAGCAGTCGACTCATAATCGATTGAGTCTAGGTTCAATTCCTAGTCAGCCCACCATTAATGTAGGTGGAGCCAGTTGGACGGGCACTGGATTGCAAACCCATGGAAGCAGGTTCGATTCCTGTCACCTACTCCAGATACTTGTTGACATGCAAGTATGTTTAGTGTATAATTGATGTTCTTTAGTTAGTTCTGAAAGTCCTCTCTAAGTCACTACGTGAAGTCGGGTGCCTGAGGCAATAAAACTGGTTTGGTGGTTTTACCAGATGTATATCAAAAACCACCACATCTACTCGGTTCG